GTTATCAACTCAATGCCAGATTTTACCGTGGCTTTGGTTGCCCCTTGCAACAACAACCGAACCATCCGTTGCAGAAATGTTCGATAGGTCAGGTCGCCCTCTAGGTCAGGGAACCCATCCGTAGTAGCATCAGGGAATACCAAAGACCCTAGAATCTGGTACAACACCTCAGTACGAGTGTAATCGTACATCGAATCGGCCATGACCTCTTGGGCATTGGTCTGGAAATCGGCAATGCGTTCCGCCATGGCCTGGAATTGTATCGTGTAATAAGAACCCTGAACCTGGCTGGCATAGTTCGACGGCAGCAGCTTGTAAAAAGCCGCCATGATCCGGTCTACATGAGCCCGATTAGCATCCTTCCGACCCTGAGAATCCTCCGTGAACGGAGCAGGATTCTGAGGAATCGAACCTGGTATTAGGTTTTTGCTCCGGGGTTTGTCAGCAGCCATTACCGTTACCGCACCCTTCGCCCACGTACCAGCGTTTCAAAGTTTGTGTCTTCGTCGTAAGTGAACTCCAAATCCCCTAGTTCAAGATATTCCGTCGGCCCTGGAACGATGTTCTTGACCCCATCATCCCCATAGATAACATAAGACACGAAATACTCCGAATCCTCAGGCTTACTATCTGGGCCCAAGGTAATCAAAACCCGCCGTTTAGTGTCGTCCAATGCAACGCCAGGAACATACAGCCCATCCGCCCCAATGATAAAGGCTTGATCAACCGTATCTTTCAAGTGGTTACCGAAAGCATCCGGCGGGGATGCCATCAAAGACATAGATATCGGACCGCGAAAAACCGCCTTCGGATCATTGACCTCACCCCCACTATCAATGGTAGCGGATTCGAGTCTCTGGGTGATCAAATAGACCTTGACTGTATCTGTGGACCAACCAGAAATGGCAATGTAATCCGTGTCCTTTACCAAAGTCAGCAAAAACTCCCGTACCACATGTGACCCGTCCGATTTGCACAACTGCGTCAAAGGAGACACAACATAAGATACGCCAGGAGCACTATCGATGGCACCAATGATATCCGACTGGCGGATAGGTTGGCCCAATGCCAAAACCCCAAACAGACGAGCCAGATTCGTACGAACATTCCCATCCACTTTAGTGACGACCTGATTACGATCAAGGACCACCGTAGCCCTGATGTTAACCCCAACCGCCATGGCGTCCTTGACCAGGACATCTGCCGTAATGTGACGACTGTTATCAATAGCCTTTTGGGTTAGTTCAACCAGAGAGTTCGTGTCATAAGCAATGGTAAATACTTCATCATGGTCGTAGGACACCAACAATTCATCGCCTTCCTTGAACCGTGCCGTCGCCGTGGCCCGGAAACCCATTGGGGTCTCACCATCTTGGTTGACTAGGGTAAAATCTTTGGCCCCCAGAGACAATGGCGTATACGGACCCCGATACTCAATAGACTTATCAATGTTCCAAATGTGAACCGTTAAAGGCAAGATACCAAGACTGTTCAAGTATTCCGTGTTTCCCAAGTAGACATGTGATTCATCCGTAATCACAACCGGGGTAGATGATGGGATAGACGTTGACACTATTACGTCAGGTGATTGAATAACTTGCACATAGTCACCCGCTTCAGATGACCTTCCAAGGTCCAATGGGTCCGACCCTTTGAACAATTTGTAATCCGATGATGGGATTGCACCTGATACCTCACCAACCATGGACACAATGTCTGTGACCGGTTGTCGTGTGAAGGTATAGGTGGATCCAGTACGGTAACGGTAAGCCCCTGTATAGACATCAGTGTAATGCAGATTGGTTGCATCGTTGTAAGTTGGGGATAGCACTACCATATCTGGAGCTTCAATCACGGCGTCTGTTAGGTTGAACACTTGACCCGTGGTTTGGTTCTTGAACACATAGCCCAAAGTTGGGTAAGACAACATCTCAATGATGGGGTTATCCGTCGTCAGTTTGATGTTAACGGCACGAAACCTCAAGTTAGACACCAACCCAACAGGTTCAAACTGATTATCCGGAGCTTCCGTGACAGTTTCGAAGGTGAAAGCAAAGGAATCAGACACCGTAGCAAAGAAACCCCCACGAATCCACACATCAACCTTGCCGCCGGTATGCTTAGCCAAAATCGTATTGTAATCCCGCATCATCAAAGCATGGCCAGCATCCACAACATTAACCTGACGGACCCCCGGGACATCTATAGCGATTTGGTTCAATCCACGATAGGTGCCGGAATCCACGGCAGACAAGACCCCGTCTGAACGGGCGGCCAAGTCCCGATTGGATTCAATATCTGTGCCCCCGAAAGTGGCAGCTTCATTCAATACCTGTACCCCTTGGGCCACTCCTGATATAGATCGGATTTGACCGGGTGCGACATTGCCCAATGACCCCGTGTCTGCGGCTTGGATGAAAGCCCTTGTAAAATAACGTCCTGTCGTAGGGGAATAGAAGGACAACCCCCCAGTCGTCGAAATGGTGGCTTGGGAAGTCGTGCGGAATGTCATCGACCCTCCTGTCACCACTGTGCCCACAGGAATGATGATGTCGGTTTGCGGTCGGGTCGTTACAGAGATGGTTACTTCACCTTGGCCTCTCTTACCTGTATTGCGAATGATTCCCCGACGAGATGCCAAATGATCGAACATGTTGTCGATCATATTCTGGACCGCTTCGTTATCCCGCAGGAAGAATGCTTGCTTCAAAGCCAACTTGTATTCAGATTGATCCACGGGGATGGAATCCCCTGTGTTGCCGGGGTCATCAATCGGAAGCAAAGTAGCGGATGTTTGCGCGGCTTGAACAAACCCTAAGATAAACCGAATCCGCTCTGCCTCAGTTGAAAATGGATCAATGACGGTATCCCGCAAAATGGATCCAGGTTTGATGTCAATTTCTGGGTGCGATCGGAAAATGGCCAAAGAAACATCCCGAACAATTTGTTGGCGGGATACCGTTGGCAGCATAGCAACAGCGGGCGTCACCACCATTGGGGCCGCGGCTACTTCAGACGACATAACCGATTCGTATTCCACATTGTTGATTAGGTAAACTGCCGTAACCACATAATACAAAGGATCGGAATCATCGATAGAGTTGAAGTCGGAATTCGGAATGGCAGGATAAGTCGATGACGCACCCGTAGACCGACGGTCATGAACAAACGAAAAGCGACTAACATTACGAACGTCTTGAACCGCCATAACGGTCTTCAGGTGGCTAGTCGTTTCTGGGATGTTCAACAGCTGATCAAAATCCGTCTGAATAACATTGCCCAAACGATCTATCTGTGTCCCCGTCACCCTAAGGTACTGCGGATCCGCCTTATGCGTGCCATCTGGGTTTGCCGCCACAATCGCATCAATGGTCAAATCACCCAAAGACGAATAACTGGCTACAGGATCCCCTGTGTTGATCATCCCTATATTGATTTGAGTGTAACCAACCGTGCCACCACCAGGGGAAACAGATGCATAAAAGTTGTAACCAACTACGTTTGAATCATCAATCCCATCGATCGTGATTTTGATCCGTTGGTCAAAACGCTCCACATGAACCCCTGAAGGAGCCGCCAGGGAAGCCTTAACATCCCGATCCAAAGACAAGTTGGCTTGAACCAACCCCGTATCCGTCACCGCCCCCGAAGTCAAAATGGATTTAACCTGAATGACATTCCTTCCAGGCAACAACCGCAACCCTTGTGGGTACGCAGATGGGTTTGGGATGGTGAAGGCGGACCCTTCGAAATAGATCAAATCTGGATCGGATGTGAATCCCGCACCCCGGATAGACACTTGCATGTCCACCGTATCAGATGACATCGACCCAGTGAAAAACCTACTGGATGAATCTGTCGTGAAAATGTACTGATCACGATACACACCATCCGGGGCCATGAACTGTGGGGCATTCGCCATGTTATTTTCCGCTCAAGAACCCACTATCAAAGGGATTCATGTTAGTCCGAGACGTCTCATTGCAACATCAATCCATCAGACCCCATCAAGGCCACAACCCCAGGAACCGTAAAGACAATGTTCAAGTTGACTTGTTCAGAAGAAGCATTCCTTAACACTACATCCACCAAGAAAGTCGTGGGGTCTTGCACGTGCGGTTGTGTATTCACAGACATGATGGAGAATAACCGCTCCTTGAACGACACCTGTTGAAACTTGGTTTGCTCCCGTTGCATTTCCTGCAATCGAGCCAGGGATCTCCGCACGTCCTCGTTAATCAAAGTCGCAACACCTGACACAGCCTTGGATCCGATTCGCTGACGCAAATTACACCCGTACCATGGGTAATACGGGTTAGACCCCTTGTCAGTCAGGACAATCTTCAATGCAGCTTGATATAGCAAATCCTCGTTTTCAATCATCAGAATCTGCCCACTCGCATCAAATCTGTAGTCGTTTTCGATGTAAGATCCGCCACACCGCAAGCACCGTTGTGGCGGCACCGTGTACGTCACTTTGAAAATCGGATTATTCCGAATTGGTTCGTCGAACTTGGGAAATCGATTAGTGATTTCATCTGGTCTAGTGTGCATTCTCCAAGGTGGATACAACATGACACCACGAGCAGACCATTGATGATGATTGGCTTCAGACCCATTCAGCCACGGACCCCCAAAACCTAAAGACTTAGCCGCAGCACCTGATACCTTGACATAGGAATCGGGGCCAACTTTTGTCACATCGGCAAACACCAAATGCCCGTTATCAACGGACACCCGAGCAACCGTAAATGGGACCTTGGCCAGAAACCCCACTACATCATCGGCTGACATACGATTGATGGTGTTGCCGATGCCAAAGGACACCGTCTGCGACCCGGATGACGTGATCACAGTCAAGGTGTCTTCCCCCTCTAAGATATCATATGGCCCGGAACCAGCAGATCGGAGAACCGCAGGGGTGAACAAACCGCCCTGCGGCAAAAAGAACTCGTCATTAACCATAATACGAACGACACCCCCTGACGCCACGGGCTGGCGACATAGCAAGGATCGACGGTCAGCATCAATGGCGACCACTTCTTCCATCGTCAAATGAGGGCAAGGCCAAGCCAAGGCCACATCCGTGCTCATTCGGCCACCTTATTCATCACACCTCCTAAAATGGGTGACGTATAGACATTGAACCGCAGCAACATCAAATCCAATCAAAGAACTCAGCAGACACTGCCGGGAAAGTAAAGGGCAAAAACTCATCATCCTTGTGTGTTGGAATCAATGTCACCCCATCCCCCCCGGGTTTGAACACCAAGTTCGCCATGTCCTGATAGATGTTTTGGACCAGCAAATTTGCATCGAAACGTTCATTGTCTAAGGTTTGGACGCCGGGCATCACCCCGCCAAAAGCCTGAACAAGAATTACATCCCGTTCCCTAATCAGCTGCTCCCGCAAATCACACATTTTGATGATGCGGGCTTCCATGTCATTCAAATTCCTGATGTCTTGATTAGCCCATGCTCGCATTTGATGCATGGTCTTAACCACCGCCCCGTGGTCATAAGCACCCGGACTTACCCGTATACCTTGCCTAGCGGGGTAGTACCGATAGGTGCCCAGCATTCCAGCCTGAGATGACCCGTAACCCGTGTCATCCTCCGACGGCATTGGATCATTAGGATCCCCAGACATAGGGAATACCACGCCTGAGTTCGGGTAGCCTTCCGACCTGATCCCCTCCCCATTGGCATCCACATCCATTGTCGTGGACTGTGGGTACATAAACCCCGAAATCGACAATGGATTCCCGCCATTGGCAATATAAGCTTGCAGGAGCTTCTCCAAGACAGATCCGACCGTTACCGAAAACCCCGTCTTTTCTTCAGATTTAATGACCCCATCATTCGTATCGATTGTTCGGTAATCTACCTTGATGAACCCGATCCGTTGGATCTCCGCATTCAAAGTTGCGATCCGCGTTGGGATCGTGCGGCGATGCCGGAGCAGCCATCCAGAATACGACCGAAAGTATCCAACAGGCCATTCTGCCAAAGGCATCTGCATGAAGATCCTTACAAGACGTCCGGGGGTTTATCTCCAACGGGTGCGGGTACCGGCAACCCTTCAATGCCCACAACGGTAACATCAGGCTTGGTAGACAAAGTAGCATTCGGATCTGGTTTGCCCTTGACAGCAAGAATCATGGCTCGAATCAGGTCCATCGCTAAAGCCGGCCCGAACGGGATAACTACCGCGATTCCTGCCCCGTAAGCCAATGGGGAATCCGCCGGTTTGGTCTTTGCGTTGACCAAATCCCCCACCACCCCTTGCGTACCATTTGATAACGCCATCAAAAACGAACATTGCGGGATCTGGAAAGTGAACCCTAAAATAGACTGCAACAAATCATTGATCCGCCGGATCAATGCTTGCAGTTCTACCAACCTTCCTTCAATGAACTCAATATACCGCTTGATCGTATCCACAATGGACTTGATGGACTTTTGTAGCCCTGTCATCCAGTTAGCCAAAGTTTGGAAGAAGTCATCCATTGCAGGGAAAATGTCAAAAGCTCGCAAGGCGAACCACACGGAATCCTGTGATGACCGTCGAATGGCCGCCGCTGCAAGTTGCAACACGGTAGCCGATTCCTGAAAAATCTGACCATTGTTCGTGTTGGCAAACAACCCACGACAATAGAACATCGTTCCCATATTCATTGGGTTGTAATTCGGCACACCAACTTGCAAACTTTGCAGCCCACTTCGATTGACGTAGAACACTGGAGACTCGTCAGCAGATCCGATGATCTGAACATTACTCACTATCGCGTTTAGCAAACTATGCCGATCTTTGGGGACCACAATAGAACCGTCCTTTTGTACAAATGGCATGTAGAAGTTCCGCATCGCAGGATTCACGGCGTCCAAAAATGCCGGCACAGCACTGGCGGCAACAGTCTTTTCGCCCATCATCCCTAAACTTCCCCCTCCTTCAAGAACCTCAAACATGTGAGGTTTTCGGCCTTGAATGACACCCTTGATCGTGAACCATTTACCAACGATGGTTGAGTCTAATCCAAGACACCATGGATTCATTGCTAAGCCAAACGTCACATCGGATGATTCCAAAGACTCCAACAAGGTCATCCCTGCCATCGTGGGCAAAAGCTTAATGTCCATCCCATTGGCTTTCAAAATTTCACCCCAAGTCACCATGCGGAGGTACTTGGATTGTTCTGCAACGATCTTCTCAATCTTGGTATTCTGGCCTGTCGTGTTATAGATATTATGGGCAACCCTATCAATGGATTCCATCAATAATTGACGGAAATCCAACGGGGTCTTATCCGTCGCCTTGATGGATGTTTGATAGTTGTCGATCACCATATCAGCCAAATGGGCCATCTTTTCCAAACCACACGCGACTTTCACTTCCCCCAGTCGAACATCCTTCCCTGCTAAGACACTCTTTTGGACTTCCAGTGGTTGTAAGGAAGGATCATATAGCTTCAATTCCGGCCTTGATAATACAAGGACCAGTAAAGCAGCCTTCAATGCCTCCAAGTATATTTGGGTGTTGCCGCCCGGGAACGTCACACACACTGGATTGGACCATGCGCCCATATCATGAGCAGAAGACAACTTGCCGTCTAAGGCGGCGTCAATGTACGGACGTCCACCACGCCCATTAGGCATGCCGAATCGATACACAACCTTGTTGGCATAAGCGTCAGATGATAGAGATGCGACACGAACATAAGCTGTCGTCGCTTGTTCTATAGATCCCGCCTTCGGAACAATAGTTCCGTCTGACTTCGTCTCCCAATCGCACGTGTATGGCATATCTTCTTTAGACAAGACAAAGGTGTATTCACCCGTAGCCCATGACGCCCACTTTGATACTTGAGGGACATAGAACACCCGTTGGAGAAAATGGTGTCCCTTGTCATACAATTGTTCGATAGGAATGATTCCATCATGCCCATGTACCAACTGGGCGTATACACGAGACGACCCCTTGAACACCACCCCGTTACTATCCATGGATTCATTGTAATTCAAGGGTGGGTTGATCAGGTTAACCGAGGGAATCATATCGCCGCCGCCAAACAAAATCAGCGGAGTGCCGGAATCTTGGAGACGGACATGGCCATACTCCCGCGGTTGCACCGTTGTGGCGGCATCCGTAACAGAAGGTTGCAAAGACGTATTAGACTGCGGGGAATCAAATACTACCTTCAGACCGTCTTGCACTGTCGATACGGACACCAAGAACCCACCCGGGGGCAAAGGGGGGGTAGGATTGAAGGGGCTACGAGATGATGTAGATGCCATAGACCACGAAATCTTTGCCAAAGATGGTGGTGTTGGAGAACTTGTAAAAGCACCAGGGATAGATGTTGGGTTCAAGATAGATACTGCATCGGTTCCATAGCGTACCGACCCTGGCACCGGAATCGGCATCGACCCCTCGGGAGTAAATGATTGACGGAAAAACGCCATCAACTTATGGACAAACGCCACCAGTCGCATAACATCGGACACATCCGCCGATAAATAGAAGAACATCGCCATTACTTTTGTGTTCGCCGAAACATCTGGACGGGATGGGTCCGTAGTATCTGTCAATCGACTGATCATCCGTCGTTGATATTCCTGGAAACCGCCTTGAAGTTCCTTGTAAGGCCACTTCATCAACTTCCAGTCACCTGTGATGTACAACCCCAGTTGCCGCATGTCCTCCACAAGAGATTCCACCTCAGAGATGATGACGGCAACCAAAGCACCAATCGGATCCAAGTATCCAACCAAGAAGGTTTTGACGAGTTCCAAAGCCGTCAAGGCAATGTCAAGAACTGAAATCAGAAATTCCGCTGTTGTGTTGATCTTGTCACGAAGGGACTCCAAAGTTTCTGGGATCTGAAAAGTGACTGTGCCCCACTGGTTGTAAGTGATATCATTCGACATTATGACCCCCCACCGTGTTCCAAGCGTTGCACTTGTTCCCGCAGTCGATCCAAAGACGCTAAATCTCTCGCAACCATAGTTTCCAAAGCACTCTTCAATTTCAGCATGGCTTCTACTTGACGGCCAACCAAAGGCATCATGACATCACCTCCGTCCGATGCCACCCACTCCCCTAAATCAATGCCCATGGCCTTCAGCTCTTCCACCATTTGTTCTGGAGTCTTATTCATTGATCCACCGCTTTGATGGCCGCAGCCAACGCTTGAACCGACCTATTTTGGTTAGTTGAACGACTTGAGAGGGCTTCCTCAAAATGACGAATAGCAGCTAGAGTGCCCAAAACCTTATGGGTTCTATAGGATAACCACACGTAACGCAGCAGACGTAACTTATCCCGCGTGTCCAAAACCTCATCAATACGTTCGGGAAGCACCGGGAGAACCTTTGATCCAGCCACACTCGTATAAGCAGTATAAGCCACATCTCCCAAACCCTTGGTCTTCATCCCACCATGACCATCCGTGGTCAATGAGTCCAAACGTTTATCATGAACCCAAGCCCGGCGATCCAAGATAGACATACACCCTGAGTTATTGGCATAAGGCACTACATCCGTTCGCCCTCCTACGGCCTTCATGAACAAATTGGAAGGCAAGCCTAAACCAATGTCCGGATCCGTGGGGCTGCCCACTTCCTTGATATGTTCATCCCGTTGGAACACAAAGTACGACCCATGCTTCAACCCCAAGGTGGCATGCTGCAACAACTCAATCAAGGACAACATTCGTTCGCGGAGCATTAGCACCAGGTCAATAGCTTCATCTGACAACATCTTGGTTGGACGAATGACACGATAGCTAAAGGGCCGAATTGAATGGCCTACGAACCCGTCCGTTCGATTGCCGAATGATTTGGTAACGACGTCTCGCTTCAAAGTAGGCCGTAAGGCCATTTGTTCTTCTTTACCGTTACCCACTGGGTATGGAGCTTTCTTCAAAGCAGAGTCGGTAACCGTCGGGTACACCGCATAGGCATAGGGGTCATCCGCAAAGATTACGGGAGTATTATCTCCTCCCGCGTAAGTATTAATTGGAATGACGGACAAGTACGGGGGGTTAGCTGTGTCCACAACTGCTTTGACACGGTAAAAACCACGATTGTCATCCATAGGGTTAGGCGTGCCAGCTACGTAAACGCCCAGGTCTGTACGATACGGAACACCTTCATCACCGATGGGCCGACACCCTTCTTCTTGCGGAATGGGCAACCCACCGTCTTGCGGAATGACTCCCGCAGGGTCGATAATGACAACATCACCCTTTTGGATGCCAAAGACGGAAAAGTCACCGGGGTTCGGGGCATTCATGTCATCGTACAATCGATTAACGGCATCGGCGTAAGTTGTGGCCCCAGTGATATCTGGAACATAACCTCCCTTCTGAGTTGCCCAGTCGGCAAGTGTGCTGCAAACACGCTTGTCCGTGATGACATCCAAAAGCTCTTCCCCGGATTGCTCATGCGGGACTGGAGCCCTCTTCAAGAAGATCTGAAACTGAGTGGTTCCAAGTACAATAGGCGTTCGCAAACCTGGCGCTTCCAAAACCAACTGCCCAGCAGCCTTCACCGAAACAATACGGACTTCTTCAACCACATGGCCATTGGCATCAAGCACGCGAAAAATATCCCCTGCATTGACATTGACATCAGAATTCGCAAAAGTTCCTAGTTGTGTGCCCGTATACGTGTGCCCATCCGTCCACACAAACCCAATGGACGATACCTGACCCAATTGCTTATTGTCCGTCGAGTAAGCCGTAATAACCCCCCTACGAATCTCATAGGCATACCGCAATGGCATCAAGTTACGATCTGCCTTGTCCAAAACTTGATGAAACCGACGAATTCTCCGAACGATAAACGTTACTTCATCTGGAACAAGGGCAGTCGAATAGGACTGCGAATCCCGCATACCCATCTCGCGATCACGATCCGCCACAAGTGCGGGATTCGGCAGTGAATGCGTGGCATCCACGATGCGAGCGTTAGCCGCCACGGGATTCAAACTTGATCGCGGGAACGTCGGCTCCGTAAAAATGCCCGTTTGAGCATAATACCCTAAGTTCATTCGGGTACCAGGAAGGATACAATCCACTAATGCCCCACCGACGCCAGCCGATCCAGGGGGGATATTCAAGGATTGCCATTGGGCATGAACCATATCCGACACATTCAAGGTGCGGACAACCCAATGATAGACCGCGCTCATTGGGTCTGGTTGGAATTGATACGTCGTCGCCAACGTGCCTCCCATGGGGACAATGCATTGTGGAGTACCGGCGACCTTCAGAATATATGGGTTGGGGGCCACCCCTTCATCCGCTGTCCATGATTGCGTTGCAGCCGCAACCAGAGCCCCTTGGGGCACCAGATCCATCGTATGGAACCCGAAGATCGCCCAATTCACCAATGGCGGAACGTGAACCATAGACGTATCAGAATACGAGTCAAACCCAACGCAGTTGTTGTTTGGCAAACCATATTCCGCACCTGATACATTAACAGGCCAAAATGTCATGCCCGATACTTGATAAGGTTTGTCTAACAGTGATTCGAAGACCACGGCACCCATAACATTGCCCAAGGCATCACGATAATCAGTCAACGTAAAGGATGTGCCGACCCGTAATGTGTAATTAGCACTGATAACCGCGTATTTAAAGGTGTTTCCAACCCCAGATGCGAGGTTCTTGATGTCTCGAACAATGTAAATACGAGTGACCCCTACAGCCGCCACCGGGAACCCACTTCCACCAGGGCCACCATCGGCAGGGGCGTCATCCGATATCACCAACACCTGATTTCCCACATCGAATGACACCACAGTCGGGAAATGCAAAGGACACCAACCAGACCCTAACCCTGCATAGGTCACCGGGGATTTGGTTACATAATCATCTCCAGCAACACTTGCACGAACCACATGCCGTACCAAGTACGTTCCGGTTTGGTGCGATCCCCGGTGAAGGGCATTGGCGGAACCAGTAATGACAACAACATCTCCGGCTTCGACACGATCTTCATCCCCAGACACCCTAGTGATTTCCGTGATCCGATTGTCAAACCTTTGATTGTTGTAATTCGCCAAAGCCGTGTAACGACTAGCTGTCTTCCCCCACCCGTTAAGGATGGGGCCAAGAACACATCGATCATCCGAAGGCACCACAGAAAAAGTTACGTCTGATGCTGTTGTGATCGGCGTGTTATTGTGGCCCTCGTAAGCCATAACCTTCAGACGCCCACGTTCCGTTATGCCTCCGACTCGGGCTGTCCAATAACCCACAGTGTTGGGGTCCGTTCTGGGGACAAACGTGTACGGAATAGGGTCAATCCCAACCCAACCATTTTGCCATCGGTTGACACCAGACTCTATAGAAGTTCCCGCAGTCAACCCCACCGTCACTTGGTAAACAGACAACTTGGTCTCCAATGAAATACCAGACTGCGGATGCACATAGTTCCGCCTCTTGGCCATCGACATGTCGAATACATCATTGAAAGTTAGACGGTCTTCAGAAATCCAAGCTGTGTCTACTGCCACACCAACTGGATTCTTTGCGTCTACGGAAATCGCGTACTCAAAACCATATAGCATCGTATACACCGGCCCTGCCGCTACCGTATGCGGCAAATACCACTGAGCAGGCGTACCGGGTCCAGGACCCCATGGGATGAAACCAACGTTATTGATGATCACCATCCGGTTATCAATGATTGGAAGAATCGGGACAACCTGATCACCAAACGTCACCCCACCAAGGGCGATCGGACCTGATGTATTCCCTTTATAATCCGTCCACGTAATTGTCGCGCCATCGATTTTGATGGTTAGGGCCACCAACCCTCCAGGGGCCACCCATGGGTCTACTCCAACACCTGCGGGGCCATTGACAATGTCTGAGTCTTGTCGAGCGATCAACTTGATGATAATTTGACCATTCTTGGCATGAATGTAGTTCAAGTTGCCGACTGCGATCGTTTGCCCATCGTTCAGGGCAACACCCGTCGTCCCAAAGTCCAAAATGGTCCGCCCATTAGGAACGTCTTCAATAATGTAGACCCCATTGGGCGGGGGGCCGACTTGAGGTTGGACCGGATAGTTCCCGTCTACATATACCGCAGCATTCTCAACGATATAAGTCATCGGGTCCGCAACAGGAGAACCGGGCAAAGGGGCTTGTGTTGGTGTATTGAACCGTGGGGGTTCGATCCAATGTTGGTTGTCTAAAGCGCCAACAGTTGTGATGCCCAAAGCACCAGCGGTCGAAAATGGATTGGCACCAGAAATCTGAGTTAACACCAGATCAAAGGGTCTAACGGGGGCCACGCCTGACGCATAAGCAGGCTGCAAAAACTCTGATGTCGTTATCGTGGCTGGGACGACACCAATGATGCCATCATTAC